CTTTTCTTCAGCCATAAAAGTAAAGATTCTTGTCTAATACTAGCAAAGTAGCTATGTTTGGGAAGTAACACATAAAAACGATGGTAAAAATTCTAAAACCTATCCTTCTAGTCTTTATTAAATCTAAAGCAATGAAGAGATTAATTGTGGATCTGTTGAAAGCAATAGCTAAACAAACAGACAACACAATAGACGATCAGGCAGTTGCTTTTATTGAATCAAGAATGTTCCCAGGTTCTACTACTAATCTTCAATGAAAATAACTAAATTTCTCAACATTGATATAGAGCCAGCACCTCCAGAAATGGAATTACAGGTTGAAATGCAATGTAGAGAAATTATGCAAAGTAATGATTTAGATAATATAAAAAGATATTGTACTCATCTTGTAAGAAAGAAGTTTGACCAAGATATTTTTATGGCTTCATTGCTAAACAGGTTAATAGAACTAGAAGCTAATCGTGTTGTAGCAGAAATGAGACAAAGAAAACCTAAGAATCCTTTGAAAAAGTTTTTTCGTATTCGTTAAGATGTTTCTTTTCAAAATCTTTAACTAACATTCCGTCAGTCTTATCAATCTCATAATTAAACTTTAAAATTGCCGTACGAATATGTTCAGTGACCCACCCACCCTGCTTTGAAACAACTTGAGCTTTGTTGCGTTCATTGATAAAGATATAGTGGTCATAACCTTTTAGTTCTACATCCAAAAGATTCTTTTCTAAATCTTTACGTCTTATTTGTTTTAATCGTCTTAGTTTTATTGAATCACTCATTTTTCTTTTTAATTGAATTAAGAATCCTAGAAAGTGCTCTACCTTGTAATCGGTT